ATCGTCGTCGGAGGCATTCCAGTAACGGTTGGATGTCTCCTGCGGCTTTCGAAAATTTCAACCAGGAATACAAAAAAGTAGCTTAACTGGTACTCCACAAAAATGTGGCAGGATCAGGGATTGCCTTGGCCTTGGGAGCCTCTGACGAAGGCGACATACGGAAGGCGTCCCGGCGAAGTCTACACCCTTGGTGCTGGTACTGGCATCGGCAAGACCGATGTGTTCACGCAAATCATTACGGACACAATCACAACACACAAGCTGCCAGTCGGCCTGTTCTACCTTGAGCAGCCTCCCGTCGAGACGCTTCGCCGTGTCGCGGGGAAATATGCCGGAAAGCGTTTCCACGTACCGGACGCAGGTTGGGAAGCTGACGAACTCAAGAAAGCCGTCGCCGACCTCAAGAAGAGCGGGAAGCTCTACCTCTACAACCACTTCGGCTCCACCGACTGGGAAGTGATCAAGTCACGTATGCGCTACATGGTTGTCGCCCATGACGTGCGGCACGTCTTCCTCGATCACCTTACAGCACTGGCTGCACAAGCTGAGGATGAACGACGTGAGCTTGAAGCTCTCATGGAAGAGATTGCGACTATGGCACAGGAGCTTGGCTTCTGTGTCTACATAATCAGCCACCTTGCCACACCTGACGGCACTCCGCATGAAGAAGGCGGCAGGGTGATGATCCGTCACTTCAAAGGCAGTCGCGCCATCGGCTACTGGTCCCACTTCATGTTCGGCCTCGAACGCAACCAGCAAGCTGAGAGTGAAATCGTCCGCAAGACCACCACGTTCCGCATCCTCAAAGACCGCTACACCGGGCAGGCAACTGGCGAGGTGTTCTATCTGCGTTACGACGAATCGTCAGGGTTGCTCGTCGAAAGCGATCCGCCACTAAGCGACGACTGTCCGTTTGATCCCGACACACAAGAGGGAGGTTCCGATTTCTAAGGAGCCTCCCTCTCTTCTTTTGAAAGAGGAGGTCCATTGTGAAGACCAACTACTGGGAGTGGGTTCCGACATCACCGGAAGAACCCGCTCTTTTGTTTGACATAGAAACCGACGGACTTCTCGACACAGTGTCCGTTGTTCATTCCAATGTAATCAAAGACATACAGACCGGACAGGTCTACTCGGCGCACGATCACGAAGGATCAAAGGTATCCATCGAGCAGTCGCTGGAAATCCTTGAGAAGGCTCCGCTGATCGTGGGCCATAACATCATCAAGTACGACATCCCCGCCATCCAGATCGTCTACCCCGGTTGGGAGCCACGAGGCCGTGTAATCGACACGCTGGTTTGTTCTCGCCTGATCTGGCCTGACCTCAAAGACAGCGACTTCCGTCTCGCAAGGAAGAATAAACTCTTCCCGAAAAAACTGGTCGGCAGTCACTCGCTTGAGGCATGGGGCTACCGCCTTGGCAACTTCAAGGACGACTTCGGCAAGACCACTGACTGGAAGAACTGGTCCCCTGAGATGCAGGAATACTGCGAACAGGACGTGGAGGTCACTGAAGCCTTCTACCGTCACATCCTCAACCAGCGGTACAGCTCTGAAGCCATTGCTCTTGAGCATGAGTTCCAGCGCGTGATCTGGTTACAGGAAGTCAGCGGCTTCCCGTTCGACCTTAAAGCTGCCCACGAGCTTTACGCTGAACTGGCGGCAAAGCGGCAAGAACTCGAAGACGGCCTTCAGGAAGCGTTCCCTCCCAAGGTCATCGAGGAAGAGTTCATCCCCAAGGCCAACAACAGGAAGCGTGGCTACATCAAGGGTGTGCCGATCATCCGGCGCACGGAAGTCCCCTTCAACCCCGGAAGTCGCAAGCAGGTGGCTGAACGCCTGATCGAAAACTTCGGATGGGAACCAGAAGAATACACCGTGACTGGTCAGCCAATTGTTTCGGAAGAAGTCCTGAGCCACCTCGACTATCCCGAAGCCAAGCTGATTGCCGATTACTACCTCGTCCAGAAGCGGCTCGGACAGCTTGCAGAAGGCAAGGCCGCATGGCTCAAACTGGAGCGCAACGGGCGCATCCACGGCACCGTCATAACCAATGGCGCAGTCACCGGACGATGCACGCACAACAGCCCAAACGTAGCGCAGGTGCCAAGCGTCGGCGTTCCCTATGGTGAACAATGCCGTGCTCTTTTCCATGCACCGAAAGGCTATGTCCTCATGGGTTGTGACGCATCCGGCCTCGAACTCCGCTGCCTTGGACATTACATGGCGCGGTATGACGGCGGTGCCTACATCGACGTGATCCTGAACGGCGACATCCACTGGGCCAACACACAGGCTCTTGGCCTTGTCGCAGACGGAGAAGAACGCGACGAAGAAAACGAACACCACAACTGGGCGCGAAACAAGGTGGCGAAGCGATTCATCTACGCCTTCCTCTACGGCGCAGGTGATGAACTCCTCGGCTCTCTCCTTGAGCCTGACGCAACGCCTCAGCGCAAGAAGAAACTGGGAGCCAAGCTCCGCAAGACCTTCCTGTCAAAGACGCCTGCACTCAAGCGGCTTGTCGAGAACGTGCAGAACACCGCCAAGAAACGCGGCTATCTGCGTGGCCTTGACGGTCGTCGGCTTCGCGTCCGTTCCCTGCACTCTGCCCTGAACACACTGCTTCAGTCGGCAGGTGCGATCATCATGAAGGAAGCGACCGTCTTCCTCGACTGGAAGCTGACTCGCGATCCTCACCAATTTGAGGCTGGCTACATGAAGGACTTCTGGAACGCAGCTCACGTCCACGACGAATACCAGATCATCTGCCGTGAAGAGATCGGGGACACCGTGGGTATGGCTGGCGTTCAGGCCATACGTGACGCTGGCACTCACTTGGGGTTCAGATGTCCGCTGGACGGAGAATACAAGCTCGGTCGTAACTGGGCAGAAACACACTAGATTCAATTAGGTTGCACTAGTGAACCTAACAAACCTGAAGGCTGGTTGAGGAGACGATCCTCACCAGCCTTTCTTCATTTCAAACATCTCATACACAAAGGAGAACTTAAGATGACCAAAGAAACCCTCATCCCTGTCCGTCATGAAGAAGTCGCTGTATGCGGTGAATACATCCTTGCCGCTGTCACCGAGGATGGCAAGGCGTACTTCTCGCCGCGCCATGTGTGTGATGCGCTCGGTATCGCGTGGCCTCGTCAGTTCACCAAGATCAAGGATGACGCTGTACTCTCGCGAACCGTTACCGAAATGATAACGGTTGCCGCTGACGGAAAGAAACGTGTGCAGACCATGCTCCCCATTGAGTTCGCCAATGGCTGGCTGTTCACAATCAAGAAGGTTCGCCCCGAACTCCAGGCCAAGCTGAACCTGTTCCGCGCTGAAGCATTCCTCGCACTGGACGCTTGGTTCCGTCAGGGACTGCGCAAGGACACAGAGGTGCAGACCAAGTTCAAAATACCTCAGTCCCTTGCAGAGGCTCTTGAGTTTGCGGCAGAGCAAGTACGTAAGAGTGAACGTCTCGCCGCTGCAAACAAGGTGCTTGCTCCCAAGGCCGCAGTCTATGAGAAGGCGTTCGCTGACCGCTGCATCACCATCGCACGGTTCGCCCGTACCCTTCGTGGCGTGAACTCCATGAAGGTGAAGGAAGACCTCATGAACGCTGGCTACCTGTACCGCCGTCACAGCGGTGCTCCGTACAAGGTTCGCAGCCAGTACCGTGAGAAGCTCTTCGCTGAGAAGGTCTACGGAGAGCGCGGCTATGTCGAGATCATCGTCCTCGATAAGGGCAAGCAGAAGATTGTCGAACTCTATCGTGCTGGCAAGCTGACCATGAAGCGCGGCTACGAGAACGCTTACAAGGGAGCTGCGTAATGAAGAACTGTGAAGACATCATCGTCCGCAAGCTCACCAGCGAATCCCTCTTGCGGCGCGCCAACGAGTTCACCTCCGGTCACGAGAGCACGATGAGCCTTGAGCTTGCCTACCGTCTGGCGCACTCCCCGATCAGGACGCAGCTTTTCTGGATCGAGATGCACGGCATCCCGACCTTCGCGTCCGTCCATAATGTGCGTCACAAAACGTGGATGGAGCACTGGGTGAAGACCAATCGCGAAGACCTTGGCGGTGACGGCAAGGCCGACCGCTGGACGCCTGTGAACCACGCGATCCTGTGCAATGCAGAGAGCCTCATCAACTGGTCCCGCAAGCGTCTGTGTTTCCGCGCTCATGAAGAAACCCGCAAGATCATGGAGGACATCCGCAAGTGTCTCCTCCTCGGCGTCGATCCAGCACTGGCAGCACGGCTTGTGCCTGAGTGCGTCTACCGTGGCGGCTATTGCTACGAAGGGCGCGGCACGTGCGGACGTGTGACGCAGATGTGGGAGAAGTACAACGGCGATGAGTACGTCGCCAAAGCGCACAAGCGCAAAAGAGGTACTAACGAATGAAACGAACCATCCTCATAGATGGTGACATTATCGCCTACCAGATCGCCGCCTCGGAACAGAAAGCTGTCCACTGGGGCGGCGATTTCTGGTCTGTGTGGGCCGATGCTGGTCCAGCGAAAGTCGCCGTCGAAGACCGTATCGAAAGCCTCAAGGAAACCCTTGAAGCTGATGAAGCAATAGTCGCGATTTCCGATCCCGATGAGAACTTCAGGAAGGACATCTTCCACAAGTACAAATCCAATCGCGACGACAAGGCAAAGCCGTTCCTTCTGCCTGTCCTCAAGGAATGGATGCTCGAAGAGTTCAAGTCCTTCATGCGTCCGAAGCTGGAAGCGGATGACGTGCTTGGCATCCTCGCCACCTCAAAGAATATCGTGAAGGGCGAGAAGATCATCGTGTCGATGGACAAGGACTTGGACACCGTTCCCGGCCTCCACTTCAACTTCGGAAAGCCTGAGTTCGGCATCTACCTTGTTTCCGAAGAAGAGGCGGCACTCAAGCACATGACGCAGACTCTCACCGGAGACACCACTGATGGCTATCCGGGTTGTCCGGGGATCGGTCCTGTTAAGGCTGAACGTCTGCTCGACGGCCTTACCTCCTACAAGGAGATGTGGCCTGTCGTAGTGGAAGCGTTTGAGAAAGCGAAGCTGTCCGAGGAAGAGGCGTTGGTACAGGCACAGATTGCCCGTATCTGCCACGCTTCCGACTACAACTTCAAAAAGAAGGAGGTCAAACCGTGGCATCCCCCGAAGTAGGCGACAAGCTCAAGAAGGACTTCGGCAAACCTCGTTTCGATCTCATCCCTGCCGAAGCCATGCACGGCCTCGCTTCCCTGTATGAACGCGGCGCACGTAAATACGCCGACCGTGGATGGGAAGAAGGCATGGATTTCCACCGCCTCTTCTCCGCGATGGAACGCCACGCATGGAAGTGGTTCATGGGAGACGACTATGACGAGGTGGATGGGCAGCACCACCTGCTCTCTGTCGCATGGTGCGCCATCGCTCTTTACACCTACCAGTGTCGTGGAATGGAACAGTTCGACGACCGTCCCAAGAACTCAACCCTCGCACATTGTGAGGCTTTCTGGAGCAAGAACTAATGGCAAGCATTCATATTCTCCCCAACCAGTCTGCATTCGACACCTACCAGAAACTGGCGGCTGGCACTGCGATCTATCCCGAAGAAACCGCGCTGGCCTACCTGACTACCGGACTGTCGGGTGAAGCTGGTGAAGTCTGCGGCAAGATCGGCAAAGTCTTCCGTGGCGACAAGGCACCTGTTTCCAAGGATGAAGTCTGCAAGGAACTCGGCGATGTTCTGTGGTTCCTTTCCGAACTTGCCCGTTTCCACGGCCTGTCCCTTGGTGAAGTGGCAGAGAAGAACCTCATGAAGCTCTACGACCGCAAGGACCGTGGCGTCCTGCGCGGGAACGGAGACAACCGTTAGGAGGGAGTGCCATGTGCTACTCAGGCATGTGTCCATACGAGCGTGGCGCACTTGGCACCTGCCGTGGTCCACGCGACTACAACCAACCGGACGCGCCGTGCAATCCCTTGTACGATGACTACGATCCGGGAGCTGACGAGGAGGTGAACAGCGACGATGCTGAAGCCGATGCTGTGTAAGGACGATCTCCCGAAGTTCGTCAAACACGTCGGCAGTCTCAAGAACTCCTACTGGTCAATCAAGAAAGACGGTGTTCGTTGCATCGCTGATCCCATTGACCGTACCTACACCAGCCGTAACGGAAAACTCTTCCCGAACTTCCACGTCTTCAACGACGACCTCACGACACTCGCTGAATATATCAGCCAGAAATACGACATAGTACCCTGCTTCGACGGAGAAGTCGTTTCCAAGGTGAGTGGCTTCCAGAAGCTCATGACACAGGTACGTCGCCTCAAAGAAGTTGATCCTTCGATCTTCCGCTTTGAGGTCTTCGACATCGCTGTTGAAGGACTTCCTTTTCATGAGCGGTACTCCATCCTGTGTGATGCGTTCCGTGCTGTCGGCAGCAAGTTGGAAAACACCTCGCTGCTCGTCCACCACGAGTCTCACTTCGAGACGGAACAGGAAGTCATCGAGCACGTCGAGTGGCTTGTCGAAGTGTGCGGTGAGGAAGGCATTGTCCTGAAAAGTCGGGACGGCCTCTACGAAGGCAAGAAATCCATCGAATGGTGCAAGGTCAAAAAGTTCGAGACTGTCGATCTGAACGTGACTGGAGTGCAGCCCGGAACAGGCAAGCACAAGGGGCGCATGGGCGCGCTCCTCTGCAACTACGAAGGGCATGAAGTAAAGGTGGGAACTGGATTCTCCGACGTTGAACGCGAGGAGTTCATGGAGCGTCCACCTGCCATGATTGAAGTGAAATTCCAAGAAAAGACGAAGGCCGGGAGCTTGAGGTTCCCGGCCTTTATTCGTGTACGGGAGGACAAATAATGAAAACCCTGAAGCGTCTGTTCTACAAACTCATCCGCAAGAATGACTGCCGCACCTGTGCAACGGGACGGCCTGATCCTTACTACGCCAACCACGACATCTGCATCCCTGCCAATCGGCTGAAGGGAGACATGGCAGATGTACGTGCGTACTGCGGCGGTTGGGAGGTGCGTTAGTGCTGTACCTCCATGCCTCTTACGACCAAGAGTTCTGCGATCTCTGGCATTACTTGCGTTCCAAGTATCCTGCGGAGTTGTTCAACATCGATGGCGTAGGTGAGCAACTGGACATTCATCACATGAGCAAGGAGTTCTTCAACTCCGAAACCACTGTTGCCGACCACTCCGTGGATGCGAACGCCAACGTCTGCGGTAAGGATGTCATCACCTACACGTTCGAGGTTCCCAAGCCGCAGATGAAGCTGAACAGCTACTTCAACCTGTGGAAGACCATCAAGAAATTGCACGGTCTTGAAACCGCGAACACCATCATTGAGATGCAGATCAAAGGCGACATCTACATCAACGACGTATGGGACATCGGTCGCCCGTACTGCTTCAACTACTCGACTTACGACATTGCCCTTGAGGGCTTGAAGATGAGCAATCGACTGGACGTGTCCCGTCCCAAGTCGCTGCACTCCTTCATCCGTCAGGTCGAACAGTTCACGGTGTATGCGGCGAACTCAACGCTCGGAGCAACAGGATTGGCAGACCTCCTGTTAGTGGCGTCCTACTTCGTGGACAAGATGGCGCAGGAGGACGGCTCGTTTGCGGACCACCACTTCAAGTTCGCAAATCAGGAAGCAGCGTGGACCTATGTCCGAGAACAGATCACCTCACTGATCTACACACTGAACTGGGAGTTCCGTGGCAACCAGTCCCCTTTCACCAACGTCAGCGTATACGACAGGAAGTTCCTTGAAGAACTTTCCCCGGCTTACATGATCGACGGTGAAACGCCTAAGATCGAGACTATCGTCAATGTGCAGAAGCTCTTCCTCGACTGCATGAACGCAACCCTTCGCAGGACGCCCATCACCTTCCCTGTGGTGACGGCTTGCTTTGCAATCGACGACGAGAAGAACCTTCGGGACGACGAGTTCCTCGACATGATCGCAGAGAAGAATCTGGAATACGGGTTCATCAACATCTATTGCGGGAAGTCGAGCACGTTGTCCTCGTGCTGCCGCCTCCGTTCAGACATGGAAGGACTTGGCTACTCTAACACCTTCGGTGCAGGAGCGACCAAGATCGGCAGTCTCGGCGTCGTGACGTTAAACCTGCCTCGGATCGCTGTCCTTTCCGATGGAGATGAAGATCGCTTCATGGCGAACCTCAACACCCTCGTCAGGGTGGCAGCTACCGTAAACAACGCCAAGCGTGAGTTCATCCGGGACCGCATCAAGCGTGGCTCCCTGCCGCTGTATTCGCTCGGCCTCATGGACCTCAAGCGGCAGTATTCCACCTGTGGGATCACTGGCCTGAACGAAGCGTGTGAACTCATGGGCCACGACATCCTGACCGAGGACGGGCAGGCGTTTGTGCTGCGTTGTCTCAAGATGGTGAATGCCACCAATGACGCAATGCAGAATGCCTACGGTGCGCCTCACAACGTGGAACAGGTTCCGGCTGAGAACTCCTCAGTGAAGATCGCCAAGAAGGACAACCTCCTCGGATATGAGACTGGTCATCCGTACTACTCGAACCAGTTCATCCCGCTCATTACCGAAGCGGACCTTCTGGATCGCGTGGCTCTTCAGGGACTGTTCGACGAACACTTCAGCGGCGGCGCAATCATGCACGTCAATGTGGCTGAAAGGATCACCGACAAGGAGCGTGTGAAAGAGCTGATTCGCTATTGTGCGTCCAAAGGCGTTGTCTATTGGGCGATCAACTACACGATCCAGCGGTGCTCTCTCGGTCATGTGACGGTTGGAAGTGACAGCTTCTGCACGGTCTGCGGACAGCCTGTCGAGGAAGAGTTCACCCGTGTGGTCGGCTTCCTCACGAACACCAAGAACTGGAACGTCGTCCGCAGGAAACATGACTGGCCTCACCGTCAGTTCTACAAGGAGGTATGATTGAACATCCTCACGACGGAATACAGCCTCAAACACAAGGCGTTGGAGGTGTATCTCGCAGGATGTCGGACACACTGTCCCGGCTGCCACAACCCTGAGAGTTGGGACTTCAAACAAGGGAAAGACTGGAAGATGAGACTCCCGTCGCTTGAGAAAAAGCTGCGGGAGTCTCTCGTTCAGTGCGTCTGGATTCTTGGTGGTGAACCTCTGGATCAGGAACATGAAGAGCTTCGTTCCTTCCTGACTTGGCTGCGCAACTTCGGCAAAGATGTGTGGCTGTTTACCAGCCGGGAACTGGATGAAATTCCTCACGACATCACTACGCTCTGCGCTTTCATCAAAACTGGCAAGTACGTGGAAGAACTCCGTTCCGACATGCATTTCAAACACGGAGTGAAGTTGGCCACAACCAACCAGAATATCTGGAAAATCAATTAGGTTGCACTAATGAGCAGAAGGAACGCTCGATGAACGACATCAAGCTCCCTTATCTGGAGAGTGATCTGGTCCAAGCACTGGATAAACTCTTCCCTGAGAAGTGTCCTGATCCTCGAATGAGTGAAAGGGACATCTGGATTTACGTCGGCAAACGTCAACTCGTGCAGTTCATCAAGGAGCAGCATGAGCGTCAGCAAGAAAACATTCTAGGAGGTAACTGACCTATGTGTTCGTCCAAACCGAAAGTACCTGACCCGCCTAAAATTCCTGAACCCGCTCCGACGCCGCCGCCTCCCGAAGAGTCTGCGACTGCTCCTGTCACACAGGAAGGTGTGAAGCGAACCGGCGCACAGAAGCGGCAGGAAGCAAAGAAGCGCGGTACGCAGGCACTGCGTATCGACATCAACATGGCACAGCCCGGTGGCAAAGGACTGAACATTCCGAGAGGTTAGCCTATGTCTACGAAAGACGTAGGTACCGCCGAATCCCGGTATCGTGTTCTTGAATCTGAGCGCGAACCTTTTCTGAAGAGGGCAAGGGAGTGTGCGAAGCTCACGCTCCCAAGCCTCCTCCCTCCCGAAGGACATACGTCCCAGTCAAAGATCGTCACCCCTTTTCAGGGGATCGGCGCAGAAGGCGCGAACAACCTCGCGTCAAAGCTGCTCATCACACTGCTCCCTCCCAACGAGCCATTCTTCAGGCTGAAGATCGAGGACATGCTCCTTGAAGAACAGCAGGATGAAGAATGGAAGACAGATGTTGAGAAGGCATTGGGCAAGGTCGAGCGGACCGTGATGGCTGACATTGAATGCTCATCTGACCGTGTTGCAGTCTTTGAGTCTCTCAAACACCTGATCGTCGCTGGAAACGTCCTTCTGTACGACGGAATGGACGGTATTCGCGTCTTCCACCTTGACCGCTTCGTGTGCCGACGTGACCCGATGGGGAACCCCATTGAACTTGTGGTCATGGAAAACGTGGCACCGGACGCGCTGCCCAAGGATTTCTACAAGAAGATCAAGTCCAAGCTCAAAGACAGGGAAAATCAGAAAGGCGGTTCCAAACACATTGAACTGTTCACGCACGTCAAACGTGAGCATGACCGCTGGACCATCTACCAAGAGTGCATGGGAAGGAAGATCCCCGGTACTTTTGGCACCTACCCGCTCGACGCGTGTCCGTGGATTCCTCTCCGTCTCAACAGGATCGAGGGCGAAGACTACGGACGTTCCTACGTTGAGGAGCATTTAGGCGACCTCAAGTCCCTCGAAGCTCTCATGCAGGCTATCGTCGAAGGTTCTGCCGTGGCTGCGAAAGTTCTTCTCCTCGTGAATCCCAACGGAACCACAAGGGCGAAGACCATCGCATCCGCTCCCAACGGCGCAGTCAGAGAAGGTGTCGCCGAAGACGTGACTGTTCTTCAGATGAACAAGTTCGCAGACTTCCGTGTAGCTCTTCAGACCGTTCAGATGATCACGGAAAGACTGTCCCGCGCATTCCTGCTCATGCAGGGCGTACAGCGTGACGCCGAACGTGTCACCGCAGAAGAGGTACGCATCACAGCTCAAGAACTCGAAACCCGCCTTGGCGGTATCTATTCCATACTCACACAGGAGTTCCAGCTTCCGTATGTGAACAGGAAGATGAACAAACTCCAGAAGCAAGGGAAGCTCCCGCCGCTCCCGAAGGATGTGGTCAAGCCTTCCATCGTCACTGGCCTTGAAGCTCTTGGAAGAGGCCATGACAGGAACAAGCTCGTCAACTTCCTCGGAACCCTCGGCAAGGTGCTTGGTCCCGAAGTGCTTCAAACATACGTCCATGTCGATGATGCCATCTCCCGTCTGGCAACCGCTGACGGCATCGACACTGATGGTCTCATCAAATCCAAAGAACAAATCGCAGAAGCGCAGCAAGCGGCTCAGATGCAGAGTCTCATTCAGCAGCTTGGCCCTGAAGCAATGCGCATGATTGGAAAACAGCAAGGAGCAAGTCCGAATGGCTAAGAAGAAAGAAACCGAAGCCCCTGAAAAGGCAGTTCGTTCCAACCCCGCCGACAAGACCCCCGGCGAATCTAAGCCCATCAAGACCGAACTCCCCAGCGGCACTGTCCGCATCGACAACTAAGTAAAGAAGTGAGGTTCCAATGTCTGAACTGAATGGAATGTCCGTTGAGCCTGAGCTGACTGGCCCTGACGCGCCGGAACAGGCTCCTGAAAATACAGGCGGTGCTGGTGAGGAAACCCTCCTCGCTGGCAAGTTCAAGTCTACCGAAGAGCTGGAGAGAGCCTATCAGGAACTCCAGAAGAAGATGGGTGAACAGGGCGGTGGCGGTGGCAGCGAGAAAGCCGACGGCGAAGTGACCACCAAGGACGCGGAAGGAGCTTCTCACGACGAAGCAACGGAAGTCCTCAAGGTTGCTGGCCTTGATATGGCTGACTTCACCACTGAATACGAGAAAGATGGCAAGCTCTCCGACGCCAGCTACAAGCGTCTGGAAGAAGCTGGCTTCCCTCGCGCTGTCGTTGACACCTACATCGATGGCATAACCGCCAAGCAGAAAGCTGCGGAAGCGGATGCCGTACTCACCGAAAAAGCCATTACTGAAATCAAAGGCTTCGCAGGTGGCGAAGATGCCTACACGCAGATGGTTCAGTGGGCAGGGCAGAATCTCACCGAGAAAGAGATCGCTGCCTACGATGCCGTCATGAACAGCGGCGACGTTGAACAGATCAAGCTGGCTGTGGCTGGTTTGAAGATGCGCTACGTCGGTGCGATGGGGATGGAACCCAACCTTGTCGGAGGACGTGCCAGCGGCTCTAACGCAGGTGACGTGTTCCGCTCCTCGCATGAAGTCATGACCGCGATGCGTGATCCTCGCTACGGACGCGATGCGGCATACACCCGCGAAATCGAAGACAAGCTGGCGCGTTCCGACGTGTTCCAGCCTGTGCGAGGCTAGCATGGGTGGCCTCATCGCCGCAGGGATCAGCCTTGTCACCTCTGTCGTCAAAGGCTGGTCCGAACGTCGCAGAGTAAAGGCTGAGACAAAGATGCGGATTGAAGAGGCACGAGCGAACGCAGAGATCGCACGGCTCCAGCGGATGGCTGAAGCTGAGATCGACTGGGACACTGAGGCGATGCGGCAGCGTCGCTACACCTACGTCGATGAAGCATGGACCTGTGCGACCCTGTTTCTCCTCGCTGGCTGCTTCATCCCTGAACTTCAACCCTACATGGAGAAAGGCTTTGAGGCTTTGAAGAAAGCTCCGTGGTGGGTTGAGCTGGCTGTCGTAGGCCAGATCGTTGCGGCTTTTGGACTTCGCTGGCTTTTCAAGGAGTTCATCAACCGCTTCAAAAAGTAAAAGCGTTGTCATTGTATTCCTCCTTTGTGCCGTGAAGGACGGGCAGGTTTGCCGTAAGTCCCGTCCCTCACATCTCCTTCCAGTTGAATTCACATGCAGTGCGCCTTTTTAGGCGGCTTCTCCAAAGCAGACATAGCGTCAGTACGGATGGCCCGGTGCGCCGGACAACCAGACCCTGAACACGCTGCGTTGAGCACGGAGATTGGAACATCAACCAAGCGAAATTCAACACTAAAGGAGAACTGAAATGGCTGTGAACGATGCAATCCGTTCCAACCCCGGCTGGATCAACGCTCAGACCGACGGCTCTTGGGAGCAGGAGAACGCTGGTTTTCTCAAGGTCTTCACTGGCGAAGTCATGACCGCCTTCGAGGAAACCAACGTAATGAAGGAACTCCATCTGGAGCGTACCATCACCAGCGGTAAGTCCGCGTCCTTCCCTGCAACTTGGAAGGCTAACGCCCGTTACCACGTCCCCGGCACTCCCATCCTCGGCTCCAACCAGATCAAACACAACGAGCGCATCATCAAGATCGACGATCTCCTGATCGCTGACGTGTTCATCTATGATCTGGATGAAGCGAAGAACCATTACGATGTCCGCCAGATTTACTCCAAGGAACTCGGCAATGCGCTGGCTCGTGAATACGACCAGAAGACCATGCGGGTTGCTTGTCTGGCTGCTCGTGCTTCGGCAACCGTTGAGGGAGCACATGGCGGTTCCGTCCTCAAGAACGCCAACTTTGCTACTGACGGCAAGGTTCTGGCTGGCGGTATCTTCAACGCTGCTCAGGTGTTCGACGAAAAGGACATCCCTGACAACGAGCGCGTCGTCGTGGTAAGCCCTGCGCAGTATTACCTTCTGGCGCAGACCACCGACCTCATCAACAAGGACTGGGGCGGTGCTGGTGTGTATGCGGAAGGTAAGATTCTGAAAGTTGCCAACATCCGTATCGTTAAGTCCAACAACGTTCCCAACGCGGTCGTTGCTGCCAAGGCTGGCGAGAACAACGAATACGGTGGCGACTTCAGCAACACTGTTGCCATCGCCTTCCACAAGACCGCTATCGGTACCGTCAAGCTCCGCGATCTGGCAATCCAGAAGACCGGAAACGACTTCAACGTCATGTATCAGGGCCACCTGATCGTGGCAAAGTACGCGATGGGCCACGGCATTCTTCGCCCTGAGTGCTCCATCGAACTGTCCAAGGCTGCGGCCTAAGAACTCTAGGGAAGCTCCTGTAAAGCAGCGGGAGCTTCCCTTTTTATCCTTTGAAGGAGGCAAGTATGGACAACAAGTTTCCCGTCCCGACAACGGAACTGGAAGCAGTGAACACCATGCTGTCCGTGATTGGTGAAACTCCGGTGAACACCTTGTCCGGGCAGATGGTCACGGACGCTGTTATCGCAAAGAACGTGCTGAATGAGATCAGCAGAGAGGTGCAGTCCGAAGGATGGCACTTCAATACGGAAGACGACTATCCGCTCACCCCAAACAGCGACGGTGAGATCGTACTGCCGAAGAACTGTGTACGTGTACACGTAGCCTCACGCTCGTCTCTGGACGTAGTGCAACGTGGCACGAGGTTATATGACCGCACAAACCACACGTATAGGTTCACGTCAACGGTGCACGCCGATGTAGTCTTCCTTCTTCCGTTCGAGGAAATGCCCGAAGCTGCTAGGCGTTACGTAACTATCCGTGCAGCACGTGTATTCCAAGACCGTGTGGTCGGTGCCGGAACATTGCATGACTTCAACGTCATGGATGAGGCGAGAGCACGTGGCATCCTTGTCGATGCAGAGAGCATCACTGCCAACGTGAACATGATCTCTGGTCCTGACAACTTCCTCAGCGGCTGGAGCATCTCGAAAGTGTTGGAGAGGTAGCCATGCCACTTATCTCCACAACCATACCCAACTTGGTCAACGGCGTGTCACAGCAGCCTTTTGCACTCCGGCTGGCATCCCAGTGCGAGTTGCAAGAGAACTGCTACCCTTCCGTCGTTGAAGGACTGAAGAAGCGTCCATCCACGAGCCATTGTGCAAAGATCGTCGAAGGCAAGCTGGATAACGCCTATTCACACATCATCAACCGCGACATCAATGAGCGATACATCGTTCTTATCATGAACCGCGACATCAAGGTCTTCGATTTGAACGGTGTCGAGAAGACGGTCAACTTCCCTGACGGGGCAGAATACCTTGCGACGGACGCTCCTGAGACGGCCTTTAAAACCGTCACTATCGCTGACTACACGTTCATCCTGAACAAAGAAAAAGTGGTGCGGATGTCCGAAGAAACATCCCCGGATAGAGGTGTCGAAGCCATCGTCTTCATCAAGCAGGCCAGCCACGAAACTGACTACACACTGAAGATTGACGATACTGAGATCAAACACTCCACCGGGAACACCGGAAAGGTGTCCACGACTGAGATTGCAACGGCATTGGCAGATCAAATTCAAGGCTTCGAGGTCAAAGTCGAGCACTCGACAATCTGGATTCGCAAAGCGGATGGGAGTGATTTCACGATCAAGGTCGAGGACAGCCGTTCCAACACCCATACCAAACTGGCAAAGAAATCAGTCCAGCAGTTCAGCGATCTTCCCACGGTTGCGCCGAAGGACTTCACTGTTGAAATCGTGGGCGACCAGTCGTCCAGCTTTGACAACTACTACGTCAAATTCCAACCGAACAACGAAAACACAGACTTCGACAAAGGTGTCTGGATCGAGACGGTAAAGCCGGGAATGAAGTGGAAGTTCGATGCTTCAACCATGCCTCACGCTCTTGTACGTGAAGCTGACGGCACGTTCTCTTTCAAACGCCTTGAATGGAAAGAAAGAACATGCGGAGATGAAGAGAGTGCTCCTGAACCAACATTCGTTGGGCGAAGGATTAACGACATCTTCTTCTACCGCAATCGTCTTGGTTTCCTTTCCGACGAAAACTGCATCATGTCGGAGGCGACCGAGTTCTTTAACTTCTTCCCGACGACAGTGACCACGCTGGTGGACAATGACCCGATTGACACTGCGGCATCACATTCCAAAGTGTCTATCCTTCACCACGCCATCCCATTCAATGAGGAGCTTCTGCTCTTTTCTGACCAGACACAGTTCCGGCTCGAAGCGGAAGATGTTCTCTCGAACACGACTGCGGCAATCAAGCCCATGACGGAGTTCGAGTGTTCTCTTCGTGCGAAGCCCGTAGGCGCAGGACGCAACGTCTTCTTTGCAGTGAACAAGGGCCGTTTCACAGGCATCCGTGAATACTACCTCTTGGAGGACACAAAGGCGAACGATGCGGCAGACATCACAGCGCATGTACCTCAGTACGTGGCAGGCGGCGTCTATAAGCTCTCCGTTTCCACGAACGAGGACATCCTTGTCGTCCTGTCTGAAAACGAACGTAACGCTCTGTACGCCTACAAATACTACTGGTCAGGAAACGAGAAGCTCCAAAGCGCATGGGGCAAGTGGACGTTCAAGGACGCTACGATTTTGAGCGTGGAGTTCCTCGACGCTGATCTTTACATGGTCATGCAGTACGAGGATGGCGTCTATATCGAGCGAATGAGCGTTGAACCGGGCCGTACCGACCCCGACGCTCCGTTTGAATACAATCTCGACCGCAAGGTTTCCGAAGAGGAAGTGACTGCGGAATACAACCGCCTCACAGGTTTCACCCGCTTCACACTCCCGTACAAAATACACTCTGTTCCTCAAGTCGTTACCAGACATCACCCTGACGCGCCTGATCCCGCTGGCGTGGTCCCGACGTATGCAGCGCATGGTCCTGACTGGATAGAAGTCAAAGGGAATTACGAAGCGTCGAAGGTCTACATCGGCCTGCCTTGCACAATGCGCTACCGCTTCAGTCGGCAGGTTTTGAAGGAAGAGGCTATGGGAGGCGGTCAGGCTGTGGTCGGTGAAGGTCGCTTGCAGATGCGTTACTGGTCCGTGACCTACGCAAATACCGGATACTTCCGCGCCGTTGTGCTGCCTTTGTATCGCGAACCGAATGTGTACGAGTTCACAGGCCGCATACTTGGCTCCGGCTCGAACGTGCTTGGAAGAATCCCAGTCTCTAATGGCACGTTCAAATTCCCGGTCATGTCGAAGAACGACCAAGTGGAAGTGGAAATTGTAAGCGACAGCTTCCTCCCCTGTCACTTCATTAGCGGTGAATGGGAGGGAATGTATACCATAAGGAGCAAACGCCTTTAATGAAGAAAGATAAGTACGTCAGACCAGCAACACTGGACGATGTGCTGTGGCTTTCTTCACGTCTTCGTCAGGAAGATACGGACGAGATACACGCATCGACAGGCAACAGTCCGTTGAACTCAATGCTGTATGGCATCGTCCATTCTGATCCCTGCAACACACTGATCGGAGAGGCCGGGGAAGTGGTCGGTATCTATGGTGCCGTCCCTCTCCCCGGCTCACCTGACGTAGGCGTGGTTTGGATGCACTGCACACCAGACTTGGAGAAGTATCCGTTCCAATTCCTGCGAAGATGTCGAGCGCGTGTCCTTGAGCTTCACCAGAAATACAGAATGCTCATGAACTACGTCGATGCGCGGAATACCGTGCATATCCGGTGGCTTCGCTGGTGCGGATTTAAGTTCTTGAACATTCAACCGCACGGCTTTGAACAAAGGCCGTTCTATGAATTTGTGAGGGTTGCCTATGTGTGAACCTGCTTCAGCAACTGCCGGAACCGCTGCCGCAAGTGGCGCAGCCGCTGGTGGTGGTGCAGCCGCAGCCTCGACGATTACGGCGTCGCAGATGTTCATGTATTCCCTTGCGATTGCCGCAGCTTCGACGGCTGCGAACATGGCTGTTCAGATGGAACAGGCCAACGCCATGAACGCTTATCAGAGTGAAACGGCTGACAACTATAACGAGACAGCGGTCAAGAACGCCGAACTCGCCAACAAGGATTACATCGAACAGACAGCCGCTGAAAGCATTGCGCTCATGCAGAAGCAAGAGGCGGCAGCACAGGAAGAACAACGCATCCAGCGTGAACGTCTCCAGAAACAAGGGACGGCCTTGGCTTCAAGTGAGGCAGCAGGCCAGTCGCTCCAGTTCCTCATGGACGACTTCATGCGACAGGAGGCGAGGTACAAAAACTCTGTGCGTCACCAGCTTGAGCTGGACACCGTACAGAGCAACATCGCAGTCAAAGGTTTCAGAGACACAGCGAAGAACCGTGGCTCCGCTTCTGGTCGCTACATTCCAAAGCCTGTGAACAGTCTCGGCTTCGCATCCGGCATCGGTGCAGGACTGTCCATTGCAGCTAGTGGCCTTGGAGCCTACGGGCGGTACTCAACCCGTGATCCTGAAACCGGAAAGTACAGACTAGGGAGTTAATAGATGAGGCTGGAAAAGTTGAGAGAAGAAAGGGAGATCAGGGCGACGGCTCGGTCGGGAGCAGCGTCCAGCTACGTCAGACAGGCTCCTGATTACATTGCTGCCCCTGATCTCCGTTTCAGTAAATGGAAAGCACTGAGTGCAGGGTTGGCGCAGGTCGAACCCAAGCTCACAAAATACCTCGACGGAAAGCATCAAGAGCATGTCGAGCAAGTTACGGCTGAAGGCAGTGAACTCGCGATGAAGGCCAATATGGTTTCGTGGAAAGAGTTCGTTGCCGCAAATCCTGAGTACACAGGAGCGAATCCGCACCTGATTCGAGGCTACAAAGCAGCTCGGCTGAAGTCCAAGGGCATGGAATATTACAACCAGCTCATGGACGAATATCAGAAGTCGGGTGTCGTGAACCAAGAAGACCCGCAAGCCCTGACCAACTTCATGGGCGATTTTGACAAGAAGTGGCGTGAAGAAAACCTGTCCGAGTTCGATGACATCGACGTTGCCAAAGAGTTCACCCCGATGGCTGAACGCTCGAAGTCACTGCTTTCCTCAAGGCATGTGCAGCTTCGTTGGGGTGAAAACCTCAAGAAAGCTGAACAGGAACTGGGCAGTCTCATCGGGAACCGCATTGACACCCTCCTTCACGATCCAGCCGTGAACTGGACAGAAGAAGGTACGCGCTCAATGAGCCTGACAAGTCTCGGACAAGCGATCATGCAGGACGTGCAGGAACAGATCGCCAGTGGTCTCCCTGCCAGTGAAGTGAACAAACTGGTGGTGAACGCGGTTGTCTCCAAGGCTAAACAGCTTGAGGACGAAGATGTTCTCGATGTGTTGGACCACATTGACACAGGCAACGGAATCCTTGGCAAGACGCAATACGCCATAGCCCTTCGTGAGGCTACTGAACGCGAGATCGAGGCAGGCCAGCGCGACGACATCAAATGGGAAGCATGGCTCAAGGATAAGCAGCAGGAGGATGCCAAGGAGCAGCTCTCCCGCAAGGCGGGGCGACTCCTTCTGGAAAATCCGCAACTGACTGTGAAGGACTTGGTTGAGCAGACTGGTGCGGACACTATGCACATTCCGCTCCTGCGAAGCCTGCGGGACAACGTGATAAGCGGATTGGCCTACAAGTTTGTGGACACCGCTGAATCACAAATGAATACCGTGCGTATGCGCCTCAAGATCATGAGCGGCAGAGCCTCTTCGACTGACATCATCGCAGGTGTCAACAAGGACTACGGGCTTGAAAAGGCATTGTCCCTTATCGACGACATGGAGCAGCGTGAACGATACCACACTCAACTCCAAGGCGATGTGGCTGGTGCTGCAAAAAGCCGTATCTTCCGTGCTATCGCTGGCAAGGGAATGGACGACCTCCTTCCCGGTGATGGAGATACCATTGATCCCGGCACAGCAGCCGGTATTGAGGCAATCTCCCACTTCGACATGCTGCTTACGGCGTACATCGAAGAATATCAGGATAAACATGGCAAGATGCCTTCGTATGCTCTTCTCACCAAGGAGGCGTATGCGATTCAGGCTGACATCATGAATAACCTCGACAGATACGGGAATGGCTCCATACGCGATCCTGAGACGCTTGACCAGAACATGCCCGGAGTTTCCGAGTATGCGCGTAGCCTCGCAAGTGGCGAGTTCAACTGGCGGGACACTCCGGTCGTTGATTCACCTGCCAAGTTCAACGCTGCTTACAAACAATGGCGTACTGACGGCTCTGGACCGCTTGCAGACTGGGCAGGAAGACTTGGCTTGGAAGGCGACGATGCGGTCCGCTTCGTAGCACGTCAAGCAGAACTCCACGGCTACAAGCCCGTTCTCAAGAGTGCTGAAGAGGAAGCTGCCCCTGTTGTCGCTCCGGTCGTTGAGGATGTAGCCGCTGAGATACCCGACGACAGTGAAGTTCATGACTTCCAGTCGTTCAATGATCTTGCTGCATACATTGCCAGCACAACCGGAAGGAACATGCGAGACGCTCTCATGGAACGAGGACAAATGGCACGAGAAGCGTTGCGGTATAACATGGTCGGACAGTACGAACAGTACGATGACTACGATTGGAGCTGGCTTACCGACTACTTCTCTGACCCCAACGCTCTTGCCGCACTGCTTGGAATCAGGACGGTTAAGAGGAAACAAGATGAGTAAGGAGGCCGCATGGCTCTTGAACTGATCGGAATTGAAGGGATCGACATCGGTCCCGAAGCACATATCCCCGGTCAGGAAGAGATTACTGAGGCTGGAGGTGTAACGCCTCCGGCCTCTTCTCTTTCTACCGGACCGGAAGAGGATTCGCCGGGATTCTTTGGAACTGCGGCAGACATGGGTAAAGGCGTTGTCGGAGGCGTTCGCGACGCAGCTCAGGAGACTATGGACTTTGGTCTGGATGTTCTCAATCTCGTTGACGACCACACCTTCAACGTCCTCCCTGAAGAAATCCCTGAAGAATACCGCCTTCCCGACATCGACACAAACACCACGGCAGGACGCATCACACGAGGCATCTCACAGTTCGCCGCTGGTTTTGTAGGTGCAGGCAAGTTCCTCAAGGCCGCAAAGGTGCTTCAAGGAGCAGGTAAGGGCGTTGCTCTTGCTCGTGGCATGGCGCAAGGCGCAATCACGGACACGGTGGCGTTCGATCCTCACGAGGACCGTTTGTCCAACCTGATTGAAGAATACCCCTCACTCTCAAATCCAGTGACTCAATACCTGGCTGCGGACGAAGACGACTCAAACGCAGAAGGACGTTTCAAGAATGCGCTTGAAGGCGTCCTAGCTGGCGGTGCGGTCGATGTCTTCATGAAGACAGTCAAGGGAGTGAAGGCTCTCCGCGCAGCCAAAGGCTCTAAAGCTGAAGCGGAAGTGGCTGAACAGGCCGTGAAAGAAGTCGAGGAAGCCGTAGCGAAAGCTAAGGAACCAAAGACGACTGTTGATACTGAGCTTCGCGATGCTGATGGTGAAATTGTCGATGGCTCTACCATCGAGCTTACCGAGATAGCCAAGATTGAGCTTCACGCTGAGAAGGTGGACGGCAATCGCGCGGCCTTTGACCACGAGGGTTACTTCAAACTCCTGAAGGAAAATCAGGGGCTTTCGCGTGAAGAGATCATCGAACAGCATGGGCGTGACCTCTTCAACCTGAGCAAGTTCGAGGGAACCGACGGTACTCTCAATGCCCTGAAGGAAATGAGTTCGCTCATTCATCCTCAGACCCTCAAAGGGCGCACCGGACGGGAAACCTTCGAGCAGATCGACGAAAACGCCATGTCTTACCTCAAGGATGCGTTCGATACCGACGGGACCACCTTGATCGACTCCGTGACAAAACTTGCTGGTGACATGGAACAGGCGACAACGCTCATGCACACTGCCAAGATGTACTCGCAGTACCTTGGTAGCGAGATCGAGAAAACCGCTGCCAAAATCGCTGCGAATCTTGAACCAGATGTGACAATGAAGGACGCCCTGAGCGGGGATCATCCCATGTCCACGGAGATTCTCAGACTCGTCAAACTCAACGAACAGCTTGAGAACCTCAGCCTCGGCTTCAGCGGCATCCGCACAGCATCTGCGCGTGTAACCGCCGCTGGTCGAATGGGTGTCCAGAACCTGACGTGGAACGTCATCAAGCATGGCAACGAAGCGACACATCGGGAAATCATCGAGAAGCTCAACATCAACCCGAAGAAGATGGAACGCTACCTCAAGGGCGTTCAAGCTGCCGATAAGGGCGACGTACACGCCCTGTACCGTCTTTCCAAGATGGGATGGCAAGGACGCTTTTGGGATTTGCACAACGAGTATTGGATCAATTCTGTCCTCTCCGGCTTCAGAACACAAACCGTCAACATGACCTCAAACGCATTGAAAACCGCGCTCACTCCCGCTGCAAAAATCCTTGGCGGCTGGCGTATGGGTGACAAGGAACTCATGCGTGACGGTCTGGCAACGTATATGGGTTTCAGGAAGTTCGCACTGGACTCCGTGAAGATGGCTGCGAAAGCCTTTAAAATGGAAGCGAACATCCTTGATCCTGTCTATACGATCATGGACTCCCCGACCCATGCTTGGTCGCGTGAGACGGTCTACCAGATGGCTGAGGCAAAAGGCGTCAAACCTAACGAAAGGCTGGCAACCGCCTTTGATTGGCTTGGAAAGGCGATTCGTCTTCCTAGCAGGATGCTCCTGACGGGTGACGAACTTTTCAAGCAGTTGAACTACCGCGCTGACTTGTATGTACGGCTCTACCGTCAAGGGGTTGCCCTTTACGGAGACGACGCAGCAAAGGTCGCGCAGCACGTCGAGGACAACTTCGACAAGTGGTTCACGAAACACGGAGCAGGCAAGGCAGAGCAATCCCTCGCCTACGCACGTGAGACGACGTGGACACAGGAGCTGGTTCGCGGTTCGCTTGGACACACGATCCAGACCGTCCCTGCAAAACACCCTTGGCTACGTCCTGTCCTCCCATTCGTTCGTACTCCTGTGAACATTGTCAACGATATGTTCATGCACACTCCCGGCATTAACAGGCTGATGAAACAATACAAAGCTGACATCGCCGCCGGAGGTGAAAGAGCAGCTATGGCGAAGGGCAAGGAAGCCCTTGGCTCCCTCTTTTGGGGTGCGGCGGTGGTCATGGCCTCGGAAGGCACAATCACTGGAGGTGGTCCCAAGGACAAGAACCTGCGGGATCGTCTCTACGAAACAGGCTGGCAGCCATACTCAATCAAAGTGGGTGACAAGTATTACTCGTTCTCCCGCTTCGATCCTTACGGCATGTTCCTCGGCCTTGCTGCCGACTTCGCAATGATCGCGAGGGAGGCTCCTGAGAACGAGGCAAACACCCTTGCCGTTGGGATGATTACGGCGTTGTCGAACAACCTGATGTCCAAGACCTATCTCAAAGGACTTGCGGACACTCTCAACGTCATCACCAACCCGGAGATGCACGGGGAGAAGTTCCTTCAGCGTCAGGCTGCGACATACGTTCCATTCTCAAGTGCGGCTGGACAACTCCGGCAGGAGACTGACTCCATGATGCGCGAGGTGCGTTCTGTGGCAGACGCCTTCATGAACAAAATCCCCGGCTTCTCGGATGACCTTCCCGCACGTAGGTCGTGGGTTACTGGTGATCCGATCATGTACGCTGATGGCGTTGGCCCTGATCTCTTCAGTCCTATGGCCTACAGGGAGCATAAAGGCGATGTCGTCATGGATGAACTTGCCCGTCTCGACTACGGTTTTGAACCTCCAAGCAGGAAGCTCATGAACCTCGTTGAGCTTTCCTCGGCACAGTATTCCAGACTGAACGAGCTGCATGGAAAGGTTCGCATCGGGCGGTACACCCTGCACCAACGCCTTGAAAAGCTCTTCAAATCAGACCGTTATGACATTGAACGCAAACGCTTCCTCGACGGACCTGACGCCAGTCCACGTTTGGATGCCGTGAAGAAGGTCATCCGTTCCTATCGCAAGGCCGCGACACGTGCACTGCTTAGTGAGGATCGCGAACTCCTCATGGCAGTCGAGCAAGCACGGCGTTCAAAACTGTTACAGAAACGAGGAAAAGCCGCTGAGTTGGATAATCTGCGGCAGATCGGACAATAACAACCAAGGAAGCCCCGGTGGAAACACTGGGGCTTTCCTCATTTCAGAAGAGGTGAAGAATGGCTTATAGTTACGCACTTTACGATGGAGACGGTGCCACGGCTGTGTTCCCTGTGAACATGCCTTACATCGCACAGGCACACATAAAAGTGCTCGTCGATGGTGTTGAGACACCTTTTGAATGGCTCAATACAGGCGCGGTGAGGCTGGAGCAAGCTCCGGCTACAGGCTCTACCGTCAAGATCAAACGCGAAACGCCTCGATGCAAAAGTCTTGTGGACTTCCAGAATGGCACTGTATTGACTGAAAGTGAGATGGACCTATCCACGCTCCAGATGCTCTACATAGTGCAGGAGACTTATGACTCCCTGACGAGCATCCTTCAGACAGACGAACGGGGCAACTTCAATGGACAAGGAAAACTTATTTCAAATGTCGCTGACCCGATCGCCCCTCAAGACGTTGCTACACGTCACTGGGTTGAAACAGCACCTGAGACTAATATCTCTCAGGCTGTCGATGCAAAGAACGCAGCGGAAGTATATCGGAATGAAGCTGAAGCGCTTAGAGATGAGACCGTTGTGATCAGGGACGCTGCTTACAGTGAAACTGGAAGAGCTATCGCTGAAGCCCTCACCTCTGTGTATACTAAAGACGAAGTGTACGCGAAAAATGAAACGTACAATAAGAGTGAAGTTGACGTTCTCATTGGGGAACTGCCGCGTAGTATGCCTCATGCGCCTCAGTCTATCGTACGTGCTGTCACAGGTGAACGTCCCGGTCTTTGGGGACCGGAAGACTGTGACGCCCCCGTGCAGAGTATGTCTGCGGAAAGCGCAGTCATCGTGAATAACGATGTACTCCCGGTGTTCTCTGGCTCTAATAGCAGCGGTGGGATGGCGGTGTCAGCGAAGTCCATTTACAACGGGAACTACCCTGTATGGAAAGCGTTCAACAAGCAGTCCGTGAATTATTTGGATAGCTGGCAATCAGGAAATGACTTCGCAAGTGGCACCGGAGTTGGTAGCAGTTGGATTCAAGTGGACATGGGGAGGCAGGTCAATGTGGCGCGTATCGTCCTGTATCCTCGAAATGAAGACGGGACGTTCAACACATGCTTCCCGTATGACTTCGATATTGTCATAGACGGCGTGAAGGTGAAAGAGGTCAGAGATGCCATCCCGCCAAGCCGCACTGCGCGAATGGAGTTCGACCTAGATTCTCCGGTAACTGGGCAGATAGTCCGGTTGGACATTAAGAAGACAGGTGGGAACACTGTGACTTCACTAGGCCGTTTTTATGTCTATGATGCGGAGGTAGTAAGTGGGAGCACTCTTGTACAGATAGCCGCAGGACTGCAAGTCGCCTATGCAGATAGGGGAATAGTACAGTTGTCTGATGTTTTAGATTCAGCACATGCAGTTGACCTTTCCTCTGCTGTTAATGGAACGCATTACATATATGCTGATATATCAGAGGACGGAAAGTTTGCAGGTTTTGGACATACAGCCACTAAGCCAATGGTAGGAACTGAGCGGAGCGGTGCTGGAGACCTCTACAACCCAGTCACTGTTACGCATTATAACAGCTCTGATGTCCCTATACGCCGAGTGTACCTTGGGTGGGTAGGGAAGTTTGGCAGTGCCATTACGGACGTACACTGCTATAGCCTTGGTGACAGTGTGACGCTACCTGTGAATAACGGCTTACCAATCGCACTTAATACACAATACACACTGTCATACCCGTTTCCAGTAAGCTACAAAGATTTGATAGTCAGAGAATTTGCAGAAATAAAACTCAATAACGAGTGGTACTCTGCAAAATCTTCTGGATACACGGGGCAGAGCGGGGTTGGTGTTAACCCGCAAAAGAGTTGTATTGCTGTAGTGAGTAAAGCTGATGCACTCCTTCACGGGCTACCGGGAGCAACTGGTTCTGCCTACTCAGGAAGCAACGCTGGCACTGCATGGTGTCGTCTCAACGTAAAGAGGGGGTACTAACATGCCTGTATACGCAAAAGCAGGCGAGAGTCTGCAATATATAATGACAGAGGCTCAGGCGCAAGAGATGCCAGATTTGATTCTTATGGCTACAGAACGCCCAACAAGCGCACATATCGCAACGGAGAAAGGTGTATGGGTTGAAGCACCTCTGTCGCCAGACTACCCTATTGGTGCTGTCGACCAGTTCGTTGAAAGGTGTGGTGTGAATGATGTTACATTAGCATTACTAAAAAGTATTGGCATTCAATGAGAACAACACAAACAACATAAGGCCCAATGTTAAGTAAGCATTGGGCCTTGTTTTGTAATATTGAAAAAAGATGGAGAACTAAATGGCAGCACACGAGTGCGTCCAAGGTCCAAAACTTGAGAGTCTTGAGGCTGCTATCGGAGATATTCGCGAAGGCCAGAAAAAGACTGACGGGAAATTGGATAAGATCACTGAGCTTCTCGTCTCGGATGCCCACACCCAAGAACAGCTCAAGCATATAAAGGAAACACAGCGTGACCATGAAGACCGTTTACGATCCGTGGAAACACGCACAAACACGAACTCAGGGTTCACTACCCGTGCTGAACGCTTCTTCTGGATCGTGGTAACGGGCGGCATCGGAACCCTTTGGTATATCGCGAGGTAAATCATGAGCAAAGCAACCACGAATGATCTTGCTGATCTGCATGGCATGTTCACCGAAGCTCTCGCCAAGAAACTGAAGAACGGCGATTTCACTTCTGCCGACCTCAGTGTCATTCGCCAGTTCCTGCGTGATAATGGCATCGAGTGTGACGGTGAACGTAATGACGGCATCCAAGACCTTGTTGACTCCCTGCCTTCCTACGACTCCGATGAGGATGGAGCAGGTATGTCCTGCGGTCCTGATGGATGCCACCTGAATTAGGCCCAAATTCGCCTTCTAAGCCCTTTTGAGGAGGAGGATGACTTGTACGTCGTCTTCCTCCTTTTCTTTCGTCTAACGTCAAATTTAGGCGTCTTTTCGCACGTCTAAAGCTATCCACTAAGGAGATAATCGCGTGAGTGTATTAGGTGGCACTATAGAACCCCTCCCGAAGAAGCTCCAAGACTTTCGTGTCTTTCTCACAATGGTGTGGCGTCACCTGAACCTTCCTGATCCCACACCCGTCCAGCTCGACATTGCTCACTGGCTCCAGCACGGTCCACGCCGTAAAATCATCGAGGCATTCCGAGGCGTCGGCAAGTCGTGGATCACTTCAACCCTGACTTGAGCGATCCACCAGCCTGACGCAACATCATTCCTGGCGTATCATCTCGTTTTTGTTTACAATCTTATCCAGCCAACGACGAAAATCATTTC